AATGCATTACCATCTGTAAATTCACCATTTTTCATAGCGTGTTTTAAATCGACAGTATATGGACCAACATTAGAGGCGATGATTGCTTTTTTATAGAATCCCGCCTCAATTACTTTTAATTGTGATTTAACTCTATTAAAAATGTGATTTTTAATTGGGGCTAATGATACATCAAACCATTTATAGTTATTAGCATAACTTGTTACTGGTTTAGTCCAAACTCTATTATAGAAAGGTAATTCATCTGATTTATATTCTTCTTCAACAAATTTCATTAAAAAATCTTTATGTGATGGATTAACTAATTTGTAATTATCAGTAAATATTTCTTCATATCTTGACCAAACAGTCTCTTCAGGTTTAATATCACGTTGTTTTTGTTCACCTGTTTGTTGATTGATTTCAGTAACCGTTCCTCTAATATCAAAACCACAAAGATACATACTAAATTTATCTTTTAATGGTGTTAATTTATTCATAGTTCCATCTAAAAGTTTTAAATCGTGAAGGTGAGATGAACCACCTAACCAACCAAATCTTAACTTATCGGATGGTTCAGTTTTAGCATTAAATTGAGGTTCTTTTGGATTAATCGCATTTGGAAGTACGTAAACATTTTTATTAAATTTAGATATTTCTTTTGCAAAAATAGATGTAGTTGTGGTAACATGACCAGCAACTTTTAGGTTATTAATAATTTTTTTATGTAATTCTGTTTGTATAACCATTTGATGAACTGGATGCTCTTTTGTTGGTAACCAATAATCATCTAAGTCCATTATAGTGACGATACCTAAATTATTTAATTTTTGAATTAAGTTAACTGAGTTTTCATAATCATGACCAACCGTTCTGTGGAAATGAACTATATCGTATTGTTTCCAATAGTTTAAATCATTAACTTTTGGTTCGTAATCAATATCAATATGAAATTCATCCGCGTGATTATTTTGTAGACAGACATGTGGGTCAACACTTCTAAATTTCCCAACTCCCGTTTTGTCTGACGGTAATACTAAAACTTTTATTTTACTCATATTATTTTTTTTATAATAAAAGTAATGTATTTAAAATAAAAAATCCACCCCTTTTGAGAGTGGATTAACATTACAATGTTATTTATTTATTGTAGTTTTTTAATCTTGTTTACTTTACCAACAAACAAGTGATTACCCACTTTAAATTGTATTGTATCGTTAGAATTACTTGTGGATTCTACTAACATTCCGGCTTCTTTTAGTTCTTCTCTTACAACGTCTCTTACTGTGTCTCTTACTACATCGCGTATCATAGATTTCATTTCATTCATATTGAAATTATATGGAGATGATTGTTGTTGGTTAGTTGTTGGAATCTTAACTGATTGTGGTTGTTGAGTAGATGTGTTTTTATTTATATTCATTAATCTTTGAGCTCCCTCAATAATATCATCACTAATTGCTGCACTACCACCCATAGAACTTGGTTGAACTATCGGTTGTTCAATCATTAGTCTTTTAATTTCATCAGGTAGTTTTGAATTTTTAATTCTACTTTCATCTAATGGTTGTGTTGGGTCAAAATTTGGTTTTGGTTGTGAAATTTCACCCATATATTCTTGTGGAATATTGTAAGATGCGTTTGGTGTTTCAAAATTTTCTACCATAGGCATTGATGGTGTTGCGGTTCCTCTTTGTATACCTGAATGAACGTCCATTATTTTTTTTGATATTGCTAATTTTTGCATTAAATCGTTTGACATACTATGCTAAGTTTTCAGTGTTATCGTCAAATTTTGCGTTTACAATAACTCTAACCATTGAATTGTCACCGTTAGGGTTATATAAAGGTCTGACTTCATTAAACTTATCCCCTTGTAAAGCATAAGTCAATATTTTATCTAATCTAAACATCCTCCAACCTGGAATTGGGTTGCCCTCAACTTTATTTGAGTGTGATGCTCCTTGTCTTTCCCAAGCTCTCAATACCATATTACCTTTTTTACTAATACCTAAGCAAACTGGTTCAATGTCACGATATCCTTTACCGTACTCATCACCTTGGTAATTAATAGTGATTACATTTTTTTGCTTGATGCTTTTTTGAACATCATCAATAGATGCAACTTCCGTAATTAGTTTGCTTAAAGTTTTAATTAACTTCATGATATGTTATAATAAGGATTGTTTGGTGAAAATTTATTTATTTTTAAATCATCTTTTCTTTCTGCGATATCAGTAGATGTTCCCGCACCTTGATTGTAAACATCTAATTCACCGCCAGTCCCCCTACCAATTTTATCTCCATCTGCTATTGCATCAGGGTGAACTGATGAGTATTGGTCCGCGGGATTGAAGTCATTTCTTGGAAATAACTTTTTTCTTTGTTCTTCCGCAATTCTAGATAATTCGTTGTTTGGTTGCGAAAAATCCATTTTATCTGATTGAACTGCCATTATAATATTTTTTGATATAGTTTATTCATTAATTTAATTTCTTGTTCCACTCTTACATCTATGTCACTATTTGTTTTTGTGTGACTATCTAAAGGATTTTTAATTAGTTGGTCTTTTTGGTGAGAGTCAATAAATTGATTTTGCATTCCCGCATTCATTTTTACATTTTTACCACTTTTATCATTATCTCTCCAAATTCTTAAAACCTCATCACACCAACTTTTCATTCTATCGCCACCATTTAAAATAAACGGGGCGTCCTCTTTTTTACCATTGTAGTTGTCAAACCAACTTTTAATTCTTTTTATTTGTTGATATGTTGCTTGTTTTGATTGTCTTAGTTGTTGATTTCTATTATACCCCTCAATATTTTGATTACCCTGCACAGTACTGAAACAATCATTAAGATGTTTAACTAAACTATCAGGAATTATAGCAATTCTATCGTATAAGTTTTTATTCATCTTTTAACATTTGCATTAAATCTCTTACAGAAACACCATGTTCTTTAGCCATTTTCTTTAATGACCTAATGTTTCTAATTAATAGAGGGTTAATTAAATCTTTTAATTTTCCTTTTTCTGTATTATTTTCTTCTTTTTCTTTGTTTAACAATACATCCTCATCTATTTCTTTTTCTTTTAAAATTGGTCTACCTACAAATCCTTTTTTGTTTTTGAATTTAGATTTTTTATCTCTTTCGGGGCTTTTACCAAATTCATCATCAACTCTCACTTCCGCCTTTTCATCATCCATACCCAATTCATCTTTGAAGTAATCTAAAGTTTCTTTAGCGTCCATGTCTTTTGTGTCTTTCCATCCAAAAGCTTTGGTCATGTTTTCTTCTTTTACATGACTTTCACCGTAATACCCATACCACCCTCTTAACAACGGGTCTCTTGGGTTTCTTGCGGCTGGAACAATTTGGTCTGTTGTTTTTGTTCCCACACCTGTACTTGCGGGGTCCATAATGCGATTATTAGATGATAACCATGTTCCGTCATCATCAATTAACTCAGTAACTTCCTGTTCGACAGGTTCCTCATCAGAAGATTTTATTTTTTTTAAAAATATTTCGTGGGACTTACATGGCATATATTTTCTATCACCATTTTCATTATGATAGTGTGAACCAGTACAACCAAGAGTCTTTGCAACTCTTTCTGCCCTTTCTTCTGTTGAGTATTTGTACGTTTTCATCTGAGCTTTTACCTATAAATACTCCAAACAAAGTATTTATCATAAAAAAGAATGCCTACACAAAATTTAAATACATATTATTACCCGAAGTACAAAACTTTTTTGAATTCAAGGCAGTATTTTGATTTGACATTAGCTGCGGATGAAAGGGATTATGACGAGGAGGTTGTATTTTCTACAGATATAATTGCGGCAAATGACGGGACAAGATTACCAATCAATTTAGATTTGAACAACACGGATTCTTGCCCTCAACTTACAATGTCTTTTGATGTGTTTTATAGTGGAGCAACATTACTTTCTAAAAATTATTACAATCCCGATAATTTAGATTTAAATTGTTTATCTGCGTTTACAGGAACTTGTGATATTGGTTTGACTGCAACTGACAATGGTTTATATACAGGTATGACAGGTCAGACATTATACTACACTATGGGTATAAGAAATGATTATAAGTTTCACCCACACTATTACGATAGAAGAATGAAACTTCACATGGTAACGGGATATACAACATCACCTAATACCGTGTTTTCAGGTAGACCAAAAAATGTCATATACAATATAGTTTCTAAAACTGAACCAGGTATTGGATATTATCAAGAATTGTATGGTGGGTTTTATCAAGGATTTTATAAATTATTTGGTTATGATTATGAAGTTTTCCCTGAAAGAATGAACAAAGGGTGGACTATGGAAACAGTTATTAAACCAAGAATAACTGATGAATACTCAATTAGTGCGTCTACTGAAGAATACTTAAACACAAGATATCCTGAAAATGCTGGAACGTTTTTTTACTTTGGTACAAGAGCTGAGAATAAATATTATCATTTTGCCGATGGTAAACCTGCCAGTGATAGTGGTTATACAAGAGTAACTTCAGGTCTAACAAGTTTATCAAGTTGTACTTGTAATGAAACGGGATATACGAATGCAAATTGTGTAAAACTATACCCAACAAGTGCAACAACCGCATATCATAATATAGGTTGTGGTTGTGGTTCGTGTACAGAACAATTACCTGTCCCACCATTAGACCCTAAATTTGATGTGTTATCGAACGCATTATCAATTAGATTTAGTGGTTGTGCTGCAGACCCAAGAGTCTGTGTTAAGACAATTGTAATTACCGGTGATTGTGTTACAACGGGTTCTTGTGAGACAACAGGTTTAACATGGCAAACAGGTTATACAATAACTGAAGTTTGTAGTCCCCCAATTTATGATGTATGTGATTATATATGTTCAGCAATAACACATGATAGGTGGGTAATGGTAACCGCGGTATTTGAAAGGTATACCACAATAGAAGAATGTGATTTATTGAACTTAGGTGGTTTAAATGATATAAGACAAGTCACATATCAATCAATATTAAATAACACATCTTATAATTTAATAATGCCACCTGAAACACACTCCGGTGGAACTAAGGAGGATAAGGTATATCGGGTAGTATTTGATAGAAGATGGTTTGATGATGAGTCATATAGATTAGGCAGATTAAAAATATACATCAACGGGTATTACTTTATGGTTATTGAGAACTTTGAAGAGATAATACCGAGAGAATTAAATTGTGAAAAAGAAAAACAATTAGGGGTTCCGTTTAATATATCATGGGGAGGTGGTTCTCAAGGACTCCACGACAATTTAATTTTTTCCGCAAGTTCAGCAACAACAGGTTCTTATACCCAAGACCCTGAACTTTTCCCAAATGAAATACTTTCAGCGACCACGTATAGTGGATTAACAACACAAATTTTAATGGAACAAAATTTTGGTGGGACTTTTATGGGAGGAATATCACAATTTAGAATGTATACCGAGGCATTCAATAGCTCACAGGTTCAACATAATTTTAGAATCTTAAAAGACCGATTTAATCTTTTTGATTTTTGGTGTCCTAATTGTTTAACAAGTTAATTATGGAATTTTTTATAAAACAAAATACAACTTTACCCATAGTAAAAATGGATGTAGTTTTTGACGGTAGAACAGATGCTGGTGAAAATTTTTATTCTGTATTAGACAACGCCACTTTAAGGTTTTCTATGGTTAATGAGCAAACGGGCATCCCAAAAATTCATATGAAACAGGCATATATTGTTGCAAAAGACAAAAGAAATCCTGACTCGCCGTGGGAGTATTACATTTACTATAAGTGGTCAGGGAAGGACACAAACACCAAAGGAAGGTTTATAGGTGAATTTTTAGTGGTGTTAGAGTCAGGAGAGTTAATATCACCAATCAGAGAAAATCTTTATATCAATATTATTTGACAAGGGTAAATTTTACACTTATATTTAGGACGAAGGTAAATGTTACATTTATGTGACAGCTAATACACCAAACTTAAATATAAAAATTATGGTTCCACAAGAAGAAATTGAACGCTTTTTATTAGGCGAAGACGACGAAAAATATATTGTTTCACTCGAATACGATTACAAAACATCAAAAATTTATAAAGTAATTCAAGACCCTATTAAGGGTAAGTTGTTACGTCCTGACACATTCATCCCATTTGCATGGGTTGGTGACTTGAAGGGTAAAAACTTTTACAAGAACGACAAACACGCACAAAAACGTGCGATGAGTGAAAATGGTATCATTATTGAAAAATTAGATACTTACGGAGATGAACGTTTAGAAAACGGACTCAAGTACATTGTTAAAACAACAAAATCATACTCAAACCTTGTAAACTTTTTTAAGGGTGGAGGTTTAGACCCATGGGGTAGAGACAACACGGATAGTATACAAATTCTATCACCTGTAGAACAATACCTTATTCAAAAAAACAAACGACTATTCAAAGGATTTGAAGAATACGATGAAATCCATAGGTTTGTATTCGATATCGAGACCACAGGTCTTGACCCCAAAACAAGTAAGATATTCTTGATAGGGATGAAAGACAATCGTGGTTTCTTAAAATTATTATCCGCACAAAATGAAGATGAAGAACGTCAAATGATTGTTGACTTCTTCAAGACTATTGATGAATTAAAACCATCTTTAGTTGGTGGTTACAACTCAGCATTCTTTGACTTCCCATTTATTTTGAAACGTGCTGAGATTTTGAAATTAAATATCAAAAAAATATGTAAGACGTTACATCCTGATTATACTTTGAAACAAAAAGATGGTATTCTAAAGTTAGCGAACGAAATGGAACCATATGTTCAAACTCAGATGTGGGGGTATAACATTGTGGATATTGCACACGCCGTTCGTAGAGCTCAAGCAATCAACTCAGACATTAAGAGTTGGTCTTTGAAGTATATCACAAAATTTATTGAAGCAGAAAAACCAAATCGTGTTTATGTAGAAGGAGATAAGATTGGTAAAATATATTTTGATAATGAAGAGTTTTGGATGAATAAAGAAAACGGAGTATACAAAAAGGTTGGATTTGATTCTAAAATAGATGAGGTCTGTAAAAGACGTGACGATGTTTATAAATTGATTACGGGGTCTAAGATTATCGAGGACTACTTGGATGATGACCTTTATGAGACGATGGTTGTTGATGAGCAGTTTAATCAGGCCAATTTCTTATTATCCAAACTTGTACCAACAACATATGAAAGACTTTCAACTATGGGAACCGCAACGTTATGGAAAATGATTATGTCTTCATGGTCATATAAACATAATTTAGCTCTACCAAGAAAATTAGAAAAAAGAAAATTTACAGGAGGTCTTTCTCGTTTGGTTCAGGTTGGGTTCTCTAAAAACGTATTGAAACTTGACTACTCTTCACTATACCCATCTATTCAGTTGGTTCATGATGTGTTCCCTGCTTGTGATGTTACAGGTGCGATGAAAAGTATGTTAAAGTATTTCCGTGATACTCGTATTAAGTATAAGAACTTGGCAAGTGAATATAAAACAATAGACCCAAAACTTGCAATTTCATACGACAGAAAACAATTACCAATTAAAATCTTTATCAACGCATTCTTTGGTTCGTTATCTGCACCACAAGTATTTCCGTGGGGCGATATAGATATGGGTGAACAGATTACTTGTACGGGTAGACAATATCTTCGTCAGATGATAATGTTCTTTATGAAACGAGGTTATGTTCCTCTTGTAATGGATACGGATGGTGTAAACTTTGAAACTCCATCGGACCGTGATGAATACAAATACGTCGGTAAAGGTCTTAATGGATTAGTTAAAGAAGGAAAAGAATATGTTGGCGCGGAGGCTGATGTGGCAGAATACAATGATTTATTCTTACGAGGTGAAATGGGATTAGACATCGATGGTGTTTGGCCTTCAACCATTAACGTGGCTCGTAAAAACTATGCTCTACTTACAGACAAAGGAAAAGTAAAACTTACAGGTAATACAATTAAATCTAAAAAACTTCAAACATATGTTGCTGAATTCTTAGATAAAGGTCTTCGAATGTTATTAGATGGTAAAGGTGGTGAATTTTTAGATTTCTATTACGAGTATGTGGATAAGTTGTATAACCGACAAATTCCTTTGGCTAAAATTGCAAATAAAGCTCGTGTTAAACAATCTATTGATGATTATAAAGTTCACATTACAAAAACCACAAGGGCCGGTAATATGATGTCCCGCCAAGCACACATGGAGCTTTTAATTAAAGAGGGTAAGAATCCTGGTCTTGGTGATACTATCTACTATGTTAATAATGGTGAGAAGAAATCACACGGTGATGTTCAAAAGAAAAAAGATGAATTAGTTTTAAATTGTTATTTGATTGATGAAAAAGAAATTGAAAGGAATCCCGATTTATTAGGGGAGTATAATATTGCTAGATATATGGCTGCGTTCAACAAAAGAATTGAACCATTATTGGTTGTATATAAACCTGAAATAAGAGAAGACATTTTAATTGAGGACCCTAAGGATAGACCTATTTTTACAAAGACACAAACAGAACTTGTAAGGGGATATCCTATGAAGGAAGCTCACCAAGACACTTTAGAGGAGGTTTTATCCTTATCTGATATGGAACTAACGTTTTGGAAAAATGTTGGTATTGACCCTTACTATATGTATATTGATAATACATTAGAATTGGTTGATACAGAATGGGTTCAAAAAAATAGGGATATGATGGATGAGTTTGTAAAACAAAACACTAAAGTAGACCAAGACGAATATTATGAATTCGATGCTGAAGGTGATTTGATGACTCTTAGTTTCGACTAAGAGTTTTTCAATCCATCAGAAGAAAGAATATACCAAAAGTCACCAATTTTACGATATTCAACACAAGCGCCCTTATCTAATTCGATTATATCAAATTCTTCATCAATTAAAGAATCTGCAGTTACGTCAACTCTTGTAAGTGCTTTTATAACCACATGGTCTGTAGTTTTTGAATTTAAAAATAACTCACAAAGTTCAACTCCTTTGATGACAATTGCCGATTCGCCGTTTGTTGTGTATTTAGAATTTGTTACAACAGCAACATCTGAAGTCACAATCTCATGACCATTTATTATTCTTTTAGATGGAATTGACCTGAATACTGACATAAAATTATTAAATAACCGTATATGGACTTTGGAATGCCCTTAACTTTAATAATTTGTTTAAATTCTCAGCTTGTAAAGCCTTTTGTTCCATCATTTTTTCTGGACGTAATCTTTCAAGCCTTGTTTTTAGTTCTTCCCATAACATAGCTTTTTCATCTTTAGCTTCTGTTGATAAGGATGAATAGTCCATTGTTAATTCGGAATCAGGTGTTTTTAAATTACCACTAAACTTACCTCTAACTCTTGCTAAAGTTTCTTTACAATATGCTGTAAACCATCTCCTAACCCAAGTTTGTGCGGGTGGATTTAATTTATCCCATCTTAATTTATCTAATGGAATATCTGAAGGTAATCTTACAACATCAGGATTTTTAGCCAAACAATCTTCTCTATCAAATGTATCGTAATACCAATACCAAACTCTATGTTGGTTTCGTCTCATATTACCAAAATCAAATTTACCTCCAGGAACATTCATTAAGTGAATTGCTTTTTTTCCTTCAGGTAGTGCGGTAACTCGATATGTTAAGTCTCCTGTTATAATTCTTCTTTTCATTTGAATATCCGCCATTCTTAAAAGGATATCAAATGCGGGTGTGATAAAATAGTTACCCGTTGTTCCCATCTGAGAAAAACCGGCACCACCACCTAAACCAATACCTCCAAATCCCCCAAATCCACCCATGAATGGGTCGAAGTAAGCAGCATCCAATTCTGGTCTTGCAAACCATAAAAGTTCGTTCAACTCTCTACCTGCAGGTATTTCATAAATTTGTTGGTTAGGTACCAAGTCGATGTAATCTTTTTTCAAAACCCAATCACCACCCGCTTGAAGACCAACAATTTTAGAATATGCGTACGTAAATTGAGTTTCCCAATCCATACTTCTTGTTGATAATGCTCTTGTGATTGATTGTTCGTCAAGGTTCAAACCATATACTGATGTCCATTGAGATTCAATTAACCAATCCTGAACGTGTTGTTCATAATCTTCAATAGATAATTCCAATAAAGAATCCATCATTTCGTCCTCTAATTCTACAGAACGTAACGGCGCACCTAAAAGATTTCTAATCCTTTTGTAAAGTTTACTTCTATCAGGTTCATTAATTATAACAACAGTTGACATATATATTTTTACTATAAATATCTAACCAAAATAATTCTACTCGGACTTCTTTTTAATTTGATTATTATATTGGTCATTTACAAACGACCAATTAACTACTTTCCAAAAGTTAGAGATGTATTCGTCTCTTTTATTTTTATATTTTAGATAATAAGCGTGTTCCCACAAATCTAACCCTAAAAGTGGATATCCACCATCTTTTTCGGTATTCATAAGTGGGTTGTCTTGATTAGATGTGGTTAATACTTTTAGTCTATTGTTTTTTGTTAAAACTAACCAAACCCACCCCGAACCAAATTTTGATTTAGCTTCTGAACTAAACAATTCTTTAAATTTTTCAAAAGAACCAAAGTCTTTTTTAATTTTAGAAAGAATTGGGTCGGTTATCTCTTGTTTTTTTGGTGATAACATTTTCCAAAATAATGCGTGATTAAATGCCCCACCACCATTATTTTTTACCACTTTATTAAACCTTGATATTTTCTCTATAATTTCTTCTAAGTCTAAATCTTTTCCTTTAATTTTTTCTAATTCAACATTTAGTTTTTCAACATATCCTTTGTAATGTTTGTTGTAGTGAGTATTCATAGTATCACTATCAATAAATCTTTCTAAAGAATCATAACTATAAGGTAGTTTATCTACACTAACTTTTTTTATTTCAGTAATTAATAAATTTTTTTTTGACGAATCAACTTCTAATAAAGATTCAATTGATTCAATCTTTTCTGAAAATAATTTATAAACTGTTTTTTCTAATTTTTTGTGTGATTTTTCAAACTTTTTAATTTCTTGTGATGCTTGTGAACTAGCCTCGTCTTCATTTTTTCCACCAATATCTTTTCCTTTTTTTCTTTTTAAAACATTTCGTTGGTATTCGTGAGACCACTCGTGAGCTAATGTTCTCATTACGTCACGATTTAATCTATTTTTTACTAAAATTTTAAGTTTGTTTTTGTTGGTTCTTGAACCCGTTGTCATTTCACCATTTCTTTTATTTTGAAATAAAATAGTAATATCATCTTTTAATGGATAATTCTTTTTAAGTTGTGAAATAAAACTCTTAATTAATTTTTCATCTTCTTTTGATGGCTCAATTCCAATATATTCAATATTAACTTCCATGATATATAAATATCATCGGTTCTTAGAAATTAAATTTAACATTTCTTCTATGATTGTCGCTTCGTCAAACATATCATCACCCATTACAGTTGATATGATTTTCTTTTTTCTGTTGAGTATATCATATATTGCGCCTTCTATTGTGTTTTCAAAAAGTGGATAATAAACAGATGTTGAATTTTTTTGACCAATTCTGTGGGACCTATCTTCCGCTTGTGAATGTTCAGCAGGGACAAATGATAAATCATTCATAATTACCGCCTCGGCCGAGGTTAGTGTAATACCAACCCCCGCAGCCTTTAGGTTTCCAACAAATACTCTTATTTTGTCGTTTGTTTGAAATTCGTCAACAGCATTTTGTCTATGAAATTTAGAACAACTTCCGTCAAGATATACCGCTTGTTTTCCAAAATGGTTATAGATAATGTTTAGAGTGTCTGTAAAGTTTGTGAATATAATAACCTTTTTACCTTGCTCAATAATATTTTCAGCCAACTCAATTGTATTATTAATTTTCTCTTGTGCTATAACCTTTCTAACTTTCATTAATTTTGAAAACTGAATTGTTAGGGATGAAGACTCTTCAGGATTTGAATCATACCAATCAAAGTATTCCCCCATCAATTCTTCATAATCTTTTGATTTTAGTCTTAGATAAACAGGAGTTATAATTTTTTCAGGTAAATCTAAAACATCTTCTTTCAATCTCCTTAATATGTGAGTTGACGTTCTTTCTCTTAACTCATCAAGATTTGATGCTCCAGTAACATTCCAAACTTTTCTTTTACCAACACTAAATTGGAATCCGTTACAGTATCTTTTAGCATACGCCATCCAATTAGCAGCAACAGGACTATCAACAAGATTTAATAAATTATAATAATTCATAGGTCTTGAAGTCATTGGGGTTCCCGATAATAACCACACCCTTGTTGATTTTTGTGCGATGTCGTTTGCAATTTTTGTTCTTTGTGCTTGTGGGTTTGAAATCATGTGAGCTTCATCCATGATTACCAAATCAAATTTTGTTTTTAATATTTCTGACTCTTCTTTCTTTTTTGGGTCGTGGAAATTTTTTAAGATATCATAATTGATGATAACAAAATCGTGTTCGGTTGAAAATTTCTTCCCTTCTGCAATAAAAACAGACCTATCAGAATAATTTGCAATTTCACGTTCCCAATTTATCTTTAAAGATGCTGGACATACTATTAATATTTTTTTAGCTCCCGTTTCTAATGCTGCAACGATTGTGGAAGTTGTTTTACCAAGACCCATGTCATCAGCTAAAATAAACTTCTTATTCTTAACCAATTTTTCAATTGCTTCTTTCTGATGAGTCATTGGCGGTCTGTGGGAATATTTTTCATATTCTATTTGGACATTCTTTACTTCATTATCTTTTAACAATGCTGTTTTAGGCATCCAAAAGTCATGTAATGTCTCACCACTAAAAACCTTACCCCAAATATGATATGCTTTATCTTTTTCAACCAACAACTTCTCAACATATATTTCAGTTGGTTCTTTGGTATACATTTTATCTTCAGCTAACTTTTTAGAAAAATATAAGTCTAACTTAACCCATTTTTTTGCAACTTTTGGTTGAGTATTTTTATAGTTGTTGATATATTCTGCCTGACTTCTTGTCGGTACAAATGATTTACTATTTTCCTTCTTATGTTTTAAATTGAGGATGTAGTTATTTGACCCATCATACGTTTCTAACGCTAAAAGGGCTTGAGACTCTATTGTTTTTGGTATAAAATCTTCCATTACACATATATAATATAATAATAAATTACCAAAAAATCAATTAAAGTATTTATAAGTATGGCAGATAACAGAGTTCCAATTACAAGATTAAACAAATTTTTCTCTGAAGAAGATTTTAATATGGATATTTCTATGGGAGACGAATGGTTAGGGGGAGATATGAATTTCACACTTGTATTATATCGTGTTGATAGACAAAAAACAATTAGTGACGATGTTTACGGTGAAACATTAGAAGATGGAATACAATTTTTACCACCTGTTGAATTTAAAGGATATGTCCAAATTGAATCACCAACAAATGCAGACTACGGGGGGTCTAAATTATCACAAACAGAGCCAGGTAATTTAAAAGTTGGAGTCTATCAAAAACAACTTGAAGAATTAAATATTGATATAAATTATGGTGACTATATAGGATACTATGAAACGGAAACAAGAGTTAGATATTATAGTGTTGTAAATGATGGTCGTGTATTATCAGATAATAAACACACATATGGTGGATACAAACCATTCTATCGTTCAATTGTTGCATCACCTGTAACTGATAATGAGTTTAGAGGATTATAAAAATGGCATTACCTAAAAAAATAAAAAAACATTTACCATTAATACCTGAAAAGGTTGGTCGTGAAAGAAGACAAGAAATGTTAGACGATATCACCGACCATGGAACTTTTTTACCTAAAGGTGTATTACACGCAGACTTAGATTTGGGAATGTTAGATTTTGTTAAAGAAAAATTAAAACTTGTTGTTACTGAAAAATTAGTCCCAACGGTAGATAAAATTATTACAAACCAAAACTGGTCTCAATTTACGGAGACTTGGAATTTTCAAGACTTAGATAAAAACATTTCTTTACCATTTATAGCAACAGTAAGAACTCCCGAAGTAAAATATGGAACGTTTCAAGGAGGGGCTGCTAATATTCCAAACAGAAGACAATTTTTTTATTATACGGTCCCAACATGGGATGGCCAAAGAAAAGGTGCTGACGTGTATAAGATACCTCAACCAATACCTGTGGATATTACGTATAATGTTAAATTGTTTTGTAATAGAATGCGAGAACTTAATGAGTTTAATAAAATTGTAATGCAAACCTTCACATCAAAACAGGCATATACTCAAATTAAAGGACACTATATTCCAATTACTATGGATGGTGTTGCCGATGAATCTGCCAAAGAATTAGAAAAAAGAAAATATTACATTGCAAGTTATACTTTTATAATGAAAGGTCTTTTAATCGATGAGGCAGAATTTCAAATTTCACCAGCCATTACAAGACAAGTAACTTTATTTGAGACTGAAGACAAAGTAAAAACTAAAAAGGTAAACACTCAACCACCAAGACCCGATAATTTTGATTTAGATTTACTTTTTATCACAGGTAATACTCAATTAACTGAAGTTTTTAGATACACTGTTGATTTAAAAACTACTGAACTAACCAATGTTAGTTCATATGATGTTTATATAAATTCAAATTTTGTTGGTAGTGATTTATCTACAATACAAATTAATGATGGTGATACTTTATTGATTAATGTCACAAAAATAGATAATACAAAACAGTCTATTATTAAAACAACCGCTTACTTAGTTTAATTATTCACCGTAAATATCTTTAACTTCTTTACAGTTTTCGGTAATTATCTTCTCTAAATACCTATACATCTTCAACCCATTTTTATCACAATAGTTCTTTAATAACAAGTGAACTTCAGGTTTAATTTTCAAGTTTTTTATTTTTTTTTGGTCAGTTTTCATAATGGTAGAAAAAAGGCAGAATTTATTCTTACTCCTTGATAAATATTATCATAGGGGAAAGTTTTTTGTGGTTTGACGATGTATTTATATAGAAAAATAAATTCTAAACTATATTATTAAAATGGCATCATCTAATAAAGTTTTTGTTTCACCTGGAGTTTATACTTCAGAAAGAGACTTAACATTTGTTGCACAAAGTGTTGGTGTAACTACTTTAGGGGTTGTTGGTGAGACTTTACAAGGTCCAGCTTTCGAACCTATTTTTATTACAAACTTTGATGAATTTCAAACGTATTTTGGAGGAACGAATCCTGAAAAATTTGTTAATACACAAATCCCAAAATATGAACTGTCTTACATTGCAAAATCTTATTTATCACAATCAAATCAATTATTTGTAACAAGAGTTCTTGGGCTTTCTGGTTATGACGCGGGACCGTCTTGGTCAATTGTCACTATTGGAAATGTAAATCCTGCAACAATACAAGCAACAGGAACAACAGGTCCTGTAGCTGTTACGTTTACAGGAACTACAGGTGGGACAGTTACTTTGACATCAGTTCCATCATCTGTTAACGTTGGGGGTAATTTTTATAATCCTTATACTGAATTTAACGGTGGGACATCGTCTATATCTTCAGATTTACAAAGTTATATTTCAACACAAATTAATTTATTTGCAACATCTTCATCAGCGTCAGGGGCTACCGCAATTTTATGGGGAACTTCAAGCGCATCTACATTAAACAGTGTTACGGGTGTAACTTCAGTAAATACAATTACAGGTTCAACAGAAATGTTTGGTGTAAATAATGTTAATTTAACTTACGCTAATTTATCTGCATCAACTAACGACGCTTGGTATTATGGGTTATTCAACTATTATCAAGGAGCTAATGATGTAAACACATACTTTGGCCAAAGTTTAGGCGGAGCATTATCAGGTATTTCAACAACACCAACATCTGGAGTTTATTCAGGGACGGTTGCATTCTATACGACATCATATTCAGGAGCACCTTACTCAACATACGATGATATGGTTGTTGCGACATTAAGGTCAAGAGGTATTTCAAACTATAACTCAACTCAATCAGGGCCTTTCTATGAAGTGTCCGGCACAACTGACGTTACGATGGTTTGTACAGGTGGTTATTCAGCAGTAACTAAAAACCCTTACTCAACATTCCAAATATCAGGTGTAACATACGATGGAAATAACTTTACGTTTGAAACATCTATGTTGAACACACAAACAAATTATTTAAGAAATGTATTTGGGGCATCTAATTTTGGAAAAGATAGAACTGAAGTTCCTTTATTCGTAGAAGAAACTTATTCAGCATTATTACAAAATGGTTATAGAGCGGGACAAATTAGAGGTCTATATTGTGATTTAGTTTCTCTTGATAAAGCTCGTTCATTAGATACTGACAGTATTGGTTTTTACTTAGAACAATACCAAACACCTGAAACACCATTTGTGGTTTCTGAATTAAGAGGTAACAAAGTTTATAAGTTATTCAAGTTTGTTCTTATATCTGATGGAAATGCCGCTAACACATACGTTAAACTTTCAATAGGTAATATTTCATTTAACAATGGAACTTTTGACGTATTCGTTAGAGATTTCTTTGATAATGACCAAAACGTAAAAGTTTTAGAAAGTTTTACAAACTGTTCATTAGACCCAAATCAAAACAACTACATTGCAAATAAAATTGGAACATCTAACGGTGAATATCAAGTTAAATCTAAATTTGTCATGTTGGAGATGAGTGATGAGGCACCAATTGATGCGTTACCTTGTGGATTTGAGGGTTACATTATGAGAGAATACGCAAATGCGACTCCTCCATTTGTTCCTTTCAAAACTAAATACTATAGTGCGGGTGAAACTATTTATAACCCACCTTTTGGCTCAACAAGCGGAGGAGACAATCCAGTTATATCAAGTGGCGAAAACCCAAGAAGAGCTTATTTAGGTATCTCAAATATTTCAGGATTTGACTACGACTTCTTCCAATATAAAGGAAAACAATTACCAACTAACTTGGCTACTGATACAACAGGACCATCTTGGGGTTATTTGACAAAAGGATTCCACATGGATAGCGGGGCAACAGTTGTAACAATTACTAATGGATATTCAACATCAGGTCAATCGGCATTTGAAGTAGGGGTGGGTTCATTTAATTCTGAACCAACTGATTCAACTAATCCTTATTACAGATTAAATACACGTAAATTCACATTATTAGCCTATGGTGGATTTGATGGGTGGGATGTCTATAGAGAATATAGAACAAACAATGATTCTTACGCTTTAGGTCAAACAGGATTCAAATACGGAGCAGCAAGCTCAGTAACCTACCCAACGGCAACAGGATGGGGAGCATTCAAAGCGATTTCAGGACCTAACCAAGAAAATTGGGCTAATACTGACTACTACGCTTACAAATGGGGTCAATCAACTTTTGCCAATCCAGAAGCAACAAATATTAATGTATTTGCAACCCCTGGTATTGATTATGTAAATAACTCAAACTTGGTTGAAGATGCTATTGATATGATTGAGACAGACAGAGCGGATTCAATCTACATTACAACAACACCTGATTTTAATATGTTCTTACCTTCATACCAAGATATTAGTGAAGGTTTAATATATCCACAAGAGGCAGTTGATAATTTAGAAGGAACAGGAATTGACTCTAACTACACAGCAACTTACTACCCTTGGATTTTAACAA